TTACTGAGTGTGCTACTCCTTGCCCAAAGTATTGAACAGAACTAATACCAGTAGATGTTTGATTATCTCCAGCGTCCCATGTCCAAGCAACGTAACTTCTACCTGCGTAGTTGTTATAACCAGACACATCGTAAGGAACTGTAAACCCATCCGTATCAAAAGACGTTAATTGTTGCGCACCTACCGCTTCTGCAGAAGTTGACTGAGACTGTAAAGCACGATCAGTGCCTCTAACTGTGTCATATAAATAATGATTGTTTGCGCCAGTTCTATTTTTAATCCAAACAAAATCAGGAGCATAGCCTACTCCGTCAATACTTTGTTCATTAGTATTACCTGCGTACAACACTGTATTTTGCAACTCAGCCTGTGTTGTTGGCTTCATCGGTAAATAGAAACCATTAGTACCGTACGTGCCTGTGTAGTCTTTAGCCTTCCAAGTACCGTTAGCATCGTACTCACCAAAGTCATCAGCAGTTAATGCTTGACCGTCAATGAAGTTTACTTCTGTTATATATCCGTCAATATAATTTGTAGTACCGTCAAAATATTTTCCAATAGTGGTTAATCTAGCGTTATTAATATAATGGTTTCCAGAAGCAACAGCTGTTGTGGTTGTTAAAGTTTGATTAACACCATTAACATAAATTTTTAATCTATCTGCGGCTACTGATTCCGTTGTGTCAAATTTAACTACAATGTGATACCAAGCAGAAGGGTCTCTAAAAACTGCTGCAGTATCTACTAACCCACTAACCGTTCCACCTATATTGCTGTAATACCTTATTTGGTTTGTGCTAGTTACAAAAATAAGTTCGCTACGATTAGTGGCACTACTCCCAGTGCTTAATAATCTTGGGAACGTTAAATCCAAACGACCAAATTTCCACCAACAACTAAAAGTCCAAGTTGACTGATTGCCAGCACTAGCCGGTGTTCTACTCAGATAAGCAGACGCAGACTGCCGAAACCTCAGACTATCTGTGATTTCATAGTCATCACCAGAAGCACCAAAACCAACAGGCAATAAACTCATGCAAAGCTCCTGCTCACTGACACATAAGCATTAGTGCCGTTATCAAAGTAACTAAGTGTGTATACACCAGCAGTTGAGATAGCTGTTAAGTCAGCAGCGTTAATCTTAGTTGTAGCTGCAGCACTGATAGCATGACCACCAGAGTTGTCTAACCAAACAAAACCACTCTGTCCTGCTAAGTGATTTGTAAACGTTAATGTTCCTGCACCAGTAGGTGTGCAACTAAAGTTATTAGACGCAGATAAATCAAAAGATAAATCGTTGTCAGTAACCACCGCACCTCTAGCATTACCGCTAACATCTACATTAGCAGCTGGACTAGTCGTACCAATACCAACTTTACCAGCAGAGTCGATGCGCATTGCCTCTGAGTTGTTGGTAAAAAAGGCTACTTCACCGTCAGCTTGTAAATTGTTAAGACGTAAAACACGACTGCTATCAAACATTCCAATTCTTGCTAATTCTCCAGAAGCATCATGAATTGCTTGATAAACGTTGCCAGTTTGATTGTCTGACGTTTCAAGGCGAAATATTTCATCCGTAGATGAATTAACGTGAAGAGGTTTAGCAGGACTAGTCGTACCAATACCAACTCTGTTGTTTGTAGAGTCAACAGCAAGTGTGTCTGTATCCACAGTCAGCCCATCAGCCGTCACAGTGCCTGTAACATTAACGCCTGTGGATGTAGTGGCTATTTTGGGACTAGAATCGTGATAAAGTGTTACTGAACCATTAGCAACTCCAGCTAAATAGTTTTCGCCTGTAGCACTTTCTAGTATAAGATTATTAGATGCTTTTATGAATAAGTTACCTGTTCCAGCATCATCAATGTAGCTATTAGTTCCATCGTGATAAATCTGCAAGTCAGACCCAGTGCCAAAAATAGCTTTTGAGTTATCCGCAAAAGTAATATCGTCTGCCGCCGAAACAGCTATATCTGTGCCACCTGTGGTGTTTCCGTTAGCTAATATCTCAGCAAGTGTATCTACGGTGCCAACCTGACTGTCTACATACGCTTTAATGGATTGTTGCGTAGCCAACGAAGTGGCACTGTCAGAAGCCATATTGTCTTCATCAAGTATTGCGGTAACTGATACCGAACCCAACCGTAAACTATCAAAATAAGCATTATTAAAAACATTAGCTGCCACAGCACCAGCCCCGGCACCATTAAAATAGATAATAGCCGTTGTTCCCGAAGGTATCTCATAGTCATTGGATGCATTATAAGTCCCTTGAAAAACTAAAATGCTTCGGCTTCCAGAAAGATTGTTTCGTATGTAAACAATTTTCTCAGAATCGTTAGGTGTTAATTGAACAAAAGCGCTTGAACCAAGATCCCCTCCATCATTAAAAATGATAAAACGGTTTCGACCATTTGAAGCCGTACCGTCTTGAATATCAAGTGTATTTGGCGATCCTGAAGTTCCTGCGCTAGGCAAAGTAATGCTAACTTGCCCATCCAGAGAAACATCTATTAAACTTAAATTAGTATTAGTAGTATCGCCCCACGTGCCCGACTGCTCGCCAGTCGCAATTAGCTCGATACCGTTATTTAAAGTATATGTACTTGGCATAATTTAATCCTATACAACAATTCATAAGTCTCCACAGACTATAACGGTTACTCGATAAAACCTATGCAGCTATTCTACCCCAATTAGGGGTTTGATTGGGCTCTATCGAACTATAACTTGGATTTTGATCTGGCACAATATTTCCCCAAACCAATACTTGACCAACCGAAGCAGTGGCTGAAAGCCCCGAAACAAAAGCATTTGCATCCGCAGCAACAGTCACTGAACCTATACCGGAATTGGCTGAAATTCCGATTACGTTAACCAAAGCTTCCCCATTAACAACTACAGTGCCAACAGAACTTGTGGCCTCAACACCAGAAGCAAGCACTTCAGCCTTGCCAATTACTGTTACCCCAGTTACGGCTGATATGGTTTCTACGCCCGTAACAACGGTAACCGCACCGGCATCAACCGTTACAGACCCTACCGAAGAAATAGCTACTAAACCGGTTACAGGTACAGTTGCTTCTCCAATAACCGTTACAGCCCCTACTTCCGAGTTGGCCTCAACACCATCCACATATACTTCGATAAAAGGTGAGCCCCATTTGTTCTCACCCCATGTGGCTCGACCCCACCCTTCATATGTGGTTGACGAAGCCATCTTTTACCCTTTAAGCGATTCTTATAATTGCATTACTTGAATCGGCAGTAGGAAATACAACCGTAAAATCACCCGCAGTAGACGTTTTGTCTGATCCAAAATCTAAAACAACCACCGATGGATTAGTCAAAGAAATAGACGTTGTGTTAGGTGTACTATTATAAATTAACGCGCCTCTAGCTGTAATCGTAGCCGTTGAAAACGTTAAATCCGCAAAGTCTGTAAAAGCTGTAGTACCACTAGATGTGGGATCAACGTTAGTTAAAGCTGATCCTCCCGCAGAATAACCCGTTCCACTAGCCTCGTTAGTAGCGGAATAAGCTGTTGTACTAGCGTCAAGTGTAGCCGCTGAGGTGTATAGTGCTAACTTAAAAGTGTCAGCTCCGTTTGCAAAATCATGCGCCCCAAACAGTAACTCTTTTTTAAAGGAAGTACACATGTAATTACCAGAAAAAGCCATATTAAATTCTCCTTATCATTTCAGCCAAGTCTTTATGCCCAGCATCACATAAAGCATTATAAACCGTTGTCCTGTCACTTCTAATAGCTTCTCTCATATAAAAAGTCAAAACCTGCACTAAATGTGCTTTAAATGCTCTGGCCTGATCCCTAATAACAGGATTTGCTGTATCTGAGATAGAAATGATTTTATCCGCGCAGCGTTCTGCTACCTCTTCTGGCTTAAAACCACGGTTTTCTGTCGTTTTTACATCTACTTTAAAAGTAGGCGTAATGTTTAAATCTAATGCGGGAGTGTTCATTGTTTAGCCCTGATAACTTTTCCAACTCTATATTCATCAGTAACTTCCTTAGCTTCACCCAACATTTTCATTCCAACTAAAGCTTCACCAAAACGTTTTTCATACAAAGCTACTAAATCTTGCTCACCTTTCATATAAGTATACGCTTCTAGCAAGCTCCCATAAAGCATAGCAATTTGAGCATTTTCACTTAACCATGTAGTGCCGCTGTCAGAACCGGCTGTTAAACTAGCCGGTCTGTAGAAGTAATGAAGTTCAACGGCATAATTACTATCAGGGGTAGGACCTATAACAAAATGATCTAAATCAAACACCGCATAATACCTTGGATTTCCAGTTGTTGCGGCATCGGGATTAAATGTTTGAACAAAATCCGCATCTTTAAACTCTAAAAATACATGATCGCTGCTTGCGTTTATAAAAGATAAAGAAAAAGGCGCTAAAAAATCACTAGGCGCGGTTAAATACTTATTAGAATTTGTAAAATTGCCACTTACGTTTTTACGAAATAAACTTAATTGAACGTTTTTTAATATACGTTCTTCCGCCTGTTGAATAAAAATAGGCAGGTTATTTACAAACGAAGTCTCATCGTTTTCGGTGTAATCCTGTATTGCTTGCTTTAACTGAGAATAAGTAAAACTCATGATATAGTCACCGTAACTAAACCAACTTGACCAAAACCGGTAGCTGGTCTTAAATTTTGATTTTCTACCGTAGGAATACCTACATAAACATCCGTAGGTTCTACTCGATCTGGTCTAGCATTTTGTAAAGCTTGCGGATCAACTACCTTCCTAAAAGGACCTAACTGCGGGTGTTTCGGTTCATATTGGTCTGGACCAACTAATAAGCCGTTCCACTCACGACGCATAACTTTATACGGATACCTAAACCCGGATCTATCGCATATAGCGTAAGAATCTTTACCTGATGCAAACTTAGCCATTATCCCGACCTGTAGTAACTAAACTTTGGAACTACGTTAAAAGAGGCTCTGTCTCTATCTTCTTCAGCGGCCCTTTGAAACTCTTCTTCATAGATAGCTTTCAACATTTGTGTTCTTTGTGGACTCTTTTTTAAAGACAGATAGTAAGCTAAACCTGCGGCTAAACAAGGATAAAACCTAAAAGGCATGTCCATCGTATTAACAAAAGTATCCGCATCATCCATACGTGTCAACGCATCATAGTACACAGTGTATGTGGTGCTGCTATCCGGTACAGGCCAAACTTTTAAATTTGGCGTAAGTTGACGATCCAGAAAAAATTGATTAGGGCGGCCAGAAGTAGTTTTTGTAGGTATAGTAAGATATTCGTCTCGACTTAGACGTTCCAACGAGTAATCCGTATTAGACACCCGAATAACTACGCCTAACACATCAATTACATCTGTTCCTAAATTATATTCCCCATCGTTTGCGGTTAACGTCAAAGACCGTTGTGCAATAGTCCATTGATTTAAACCACGGTTAGCCCAATCAGCAAGCATAAGATTAAGCGACCTTTTAGCTGTTTTTAGGTCGTAACCGGTCCTAACTTCTAAGCCACACCGCTCAAAAGCTTCTTCGATGTAATCTGCTACATCTAACTCAAAATCTTTGCTTCCTGAAGTAGCCATAATTAGGTTGCCTTAACTAATTTGTACCCTTTTTCTTTAGCTTTTTTACGAAGCTCTGCTACGCTCATGCCTTTAACCGCCTCGCCGCCATCTTTCATTTTCTTAACCATACCGCCGCCGCGCATTTTCTTAACCATACCGCCGCCGCGCATTTTCTTAGGTGACATTGCCATTTTTTAATCTCCTGTAAAGTTCTTCTCTACGTTTGAAAATATAAGAAGCATTATACTCCTCATCATATTTATGATAATACCCTTTTTTCTTTATTTTGTACGCAGACTCTTGCAACTTAGACAGTCTTTGAACAAAAATCATGGCATAATCTACTTCCGTCAAAGGTTCAAAATCAGCTTCTTCTGAAAACTCTGGAGCTTCATCATAAGGATGAAATCCCATAACCCACATATCTCTGTCTATAAAAAACCCTTTTGAAATTGCAGTGTTTACCTCGTCTAAAAATGAATGAAATTTGTCAGGGTCTTCATCAAACGTAAAATCAACTAGTATGGCTACGTCGTGCGTATCTGCCCACTGCGACAAAGCCGTGTATAAATCTTGATAGCTGTCTTCGTTTTTAAACAAAAAAGCTACTTTATCCTCTAACCAAGCCCCTCTAGCAAAAGGGCACGGCGCTAAATTGTTAAAAAATTTATTAGGTTTTTCTAATATCTTTTCAGACCAAGACCTAATTTCATCTACTACTGCTTTTTCTACAGGATTTCCAATAAAAAACGTCATGCTCTTTTAGAAACTGCGCCAGTAGTGTATTTTCTTCGGTCAGGCAAAATTTTACCGCAACCTATAGCAACAACACCGCCATTTCCCATTCTTCTAACTTTAGCTTTTTCTGTGTTAGAAACAACCTGTTTACCTCTGGCTCCTTCTCGTTTCTTTTTACGAGCCGTTGAAGCCCTTTCTGATTTACTTAAACTCTGCGCTTTAGCTCTAGGCAAGCATCTGTCTGGGTTTTTTTTATTTTTTGAAGTACCGCAAGCTCCTGCAATGTTTCCAGAGCTGTCGATACGAACCCATTCTTCATCTACCCATTCTTGTAATTTTCCCATTATTTACCTTTGCGCTTACCGCCCTTAGATTTTTTTGCATAATTAGGGTCTTTACAATACTTAGAAGCAGCTAAGTTTGCGTAAGCACTGGGATAAGTGTCAAAAGTTCGTTTAGCCCAAGCTTTTCCCTCTGGGCAGATTTTGCTACCTTTTGACTTGCTAGAAACCGCACCTCCTTTTCTATAGTAAGTGACTTCGCAAGGAGAGGACTTGGGCCCTGTTTTTACTCTAGAACCCATGCTAACCCCACAAACGATGTACCATCGGAGTTACAATAATCAAAATTACTAAAAACCAAAGTTTATTACTCAGTCCTTTTAAATCTTCTTTTTGCGAATCCAACCGTCTTTCAATGTTCTGGTAACGAAGGTTACATTGCATTTCATGATGGGCTAGTTTGCTTAACACTTCTTCAGGGGTAAGTTTATTCATTTATATCACCACGCTTTACAAGACCAATATCGCGCAGAAAAATTGTCTTTGGCCGTATCGCAAGAATGACGC